GGGCTATGGTGGGATAATGCCTACAGCCGCCATAACTACACTACGCAGTACTATAGCCGCTGCCTTAGCTAATAACGCTGTTTGGAGTACCTTTAGCTACCCGCCAAGTACCATAGTTGCTAATAGCGTAGTAGTAGCCCCGGCAGACCCGTACCTTACGCCTAGCAATAATAAACAGGCAACTATAGCGCCTATGGCTAATTTTAAAATTATTATGACCGTGCCTATGTTTTCTAATGAAGGCAACCTACAAGGCATAGAAGATACGATAGTAGCCGTGTTTAATAAATTGGCCGCTAGCAGTATTGTATTTAACGTTACCGCTGTAACTGCACCTAGCGTTTTAACGCTGCCAAGCGGTGACTTACTTACAAGTGATTTGCAAATATCCGTACTAACGAGCTGGAGCTAAAATGGCACTTACAGACGAAGATAAAAAGTTTTTAATCAAAATAGGCCAAGAATTGCCTATAGAGGTTAAAGAAACAAAAAAACAAAAAGAAACACCCACAGAAACACCGACACTACAGAAAGAGGAATAACAAATGGCCATATTTTTATCTAATGGCGTAGTAGTAACGCTTAATAGCGTGGACTTATCAGACCACGTTACTAGCGCAACTATTAACCGCTCATTTGATGAACTTGAAGTAACAGCTATGGGTAAGTCATATTGCCCGGTTATTGCGTAAGCAAATAACGTGAATTGCGCTATATCGGTGAAGGCCGCCAAGAAAACGGTTAATACCGAGGCAACCTGCTTAGGCAGAGAGTCCGTAACGACTACACGCGCAACCCCTAGAAATAGGGTGAAGATATAGTCTGAACTGCATCAATGGTAAAGATGCAGAGGTAAACAGAAATGTTTTACCCGCCGAAAGGTAGTAACAAATTGGATACAGCTCACAAGTTCGTCAAAGGTTTAGAGGCAAGCACTATTACGCTTGATTTTCTAAATGATAATGCAGCAAGCGGTTCAGGTGCAGTACGCGCCGCGTTGCAAGCTGCGTGGGGTACTACTGTAGCGCTAACACTTAAGCAAACTAGCGCCGCTATATCTACAACGAACCCAGAATATCAAACTACAATTTTGGTAAACAATACAACAGATATTAACGGCGCTGTTGGGGATATTAGTAGCCAGAGCCTTACATTTACTTGTAACTCACCTATCGTAGTAGACACCACACCATAACTAAAACAAAGGGGCAACAATGGCAAAACTTAAAATAACAAGGGCAGACGGCAGCGTAACCGAGCATAAGATTACGCCCCGTATTGAGTATGCCTTTGAGCAGTATGCTAAAAAAGGTTTTCACAAAGCCTTTAGAGATGATGAAAAACAGAGTGACGTTTATTGGCTTGCTTGGGAGTGTTTACGCACAAGCGGGGAAGCCGTGAAAAGTTACGGGGCAGATTTTCTAGAAACCTTAGCTAAAGTTGAGGTACTAGATGATGACCCTTTGGAATAGTGGGGCGCGGTAGCTTTGGCTATCTAATCGCACAAATAGCGGTAGAAACCGGCATAGCGCCCCAGTATTTATTAGAATTAGATGATGTAATGTTTAAGAATATATTAAAGGTTTTAACAGACAGAGCTAAGGCGGTGCAAGATGCCAACAGAGGTAGAAAACGCTATACAGGTTAGAGCAGCTCTAAAACGTTTTGCGCCCGATTTAAGCAAACAGGCTCAAACAGAAATGGCTAATGCGTTACGCCCTGTAGTTGCTAGGGCTAGGGGTTTTATTCCGGCAGATGCGCAACTATTAAGCGGTTGGGTTAAAGGCACAGCTAGCATAGATACAATTAACTATAGACCATTTCCAACCTTTAGTAGTAGTGATGCTAAACGCGGTTTAGGTTATAGAGTAACACCGTCTAAACCTAATAAATCGGGCTTTGTATCTTTAGCTAGAATACAGCAAGCTAATGCCGGCGGTGCAATATATGAAACCGCCGGGCGGTTAAATCCAAACGGTAGAAAACAAGGCCCTGTAGTAGACCGTTATAAAAATGGCGTTTATGATAAAACAACACACACCGGTAAGCAATATTCAACTAGCTTAAATCCTAATGCAGGGCAACAATTTATAAATAACTTAAACGGCACAGGGCCTTTAGTAAATGCTAGGCCTAAAGGTATGAAAGGCAGACCAACACGCAAAGAAACAGGCCGTGCTATGTATAGAGCGTGGGCGGAAGATAACGGCGTAGCTAACGCGGCTGTACTAAAAGCTATAGATAATTCTATAAATAATTTTGTAAAAGCGACTACATATCAACCAAAGGCAGCGGCATAATGGCCACAGACTTAATAATAAATATAGCTAGCCAATTTACGGGTAAAAGCGCGTTTGAAAAAGCCGAGAAATCTACAAAATTATTAACTAAAAGTGTAAAAAATCTAGCTAAAGTAACGGGCGTAGCTCTAAGCGCTACAGCTATTTTAGCTTACAGTAAAAAGAGCATTAAAGCCGCTTCAGATGATATGAAGGCGCAAAAACTGTTAGCACAAAGCCTAAAAAATGTAGGGCTAGCTTACGCTACTGTAAATGTAGAAAACTTTATAGGGCAATTAGAAAAACAAACTGGTATTTTAGATGATGAACTACGCCCCGCGTTTAGTAAATTAGCACAGGTAACGGGCTCTGTAACTAAAACACAAAGCCTATTAAAATTAGCCTTTGACGTATCTAGCGGCTCTGGTCTTGACTATAAATCTACTGTAGATATATTGGCTAAAGCCTATGTAAATAATAATAAAGGTTTATCTAAATTATCTTTAGGTTTAACACAAGCTGAAATACAAGCTATGGATTTTGCAGACGTAGTAGAGTTACTTACTAAAAGGTTTGACGGGGCAGGCGCGGCAGCTGTAGACAGTTATAGCGGGTCTATGGCAATACTTGCCACCTCTAGTGCAAACGCGGCAGAGATTATAGGCACTAGCCTCATAGGTGCTATAGAAACTTTAGGCGGTAATGACGGTATAAAAAACTTAGGCACAGATATAGAAAACGCGGCAAAAAGTACAGCTAATTTAATAGATGAAATGGCGTTTTTAATTAGTCAGATAGGCTCTATACCTGTAGTAGGTGGAGCACTTTCAACGTTTGGCAAAGGCATACAAAATATATTAGGTAATTTAAGCCCACAAAAATTAGCAGAATTGACCCGAGAAATACAGGCTGGGCGTGGTATGAACGCAGCGCCAATAGCAGGCCAGCCGTTTACTACCGGTATGTCTATTACAAGCTCTACAGATGCACAAGCTAAAACTACAAGGCTAGCTAAAGCGGCTGAGTTAGAGGCAATTAAAAGAAATAAAGAGCTAGCAAAATTAGCTAAAGATAGAGCAAACCGTGAAAAAGAAATAGCAAAACAGAAAAAAGACCAACTAGCCTTAGACAAAGCTGCCCTAGCACTTGGCAAGGGTGAAAGTATATTTGACTTAGACAAAATACAGATAGCGGCAGCAATTTTAGCAACGCAAGAAAATATACAAAAACTAGGCACAGCGGCTACAGACCAGCAAAAATTACAGCTAGCCAATGATGCACAGCGCCTAACAGTTAAACAGTTAATGCTAGATTTAGAAGATGCTATAGCCGCTAAAGATGTAGAGCGCGCTACTAGCCTTTCTAAGCAACTAAACACAGAGCTAGCCATATTAGGCACGCTTACAGGCCAGACTTACAAGCTAGGTGAAATAGACAAAATACTAGAAAAGTTTAAGCCTAAAGACCTTATAAACCTAGATAACCTAGATGCAGCTATACGCAAATTGCTAGAAATTGCAGGCTCACGTTTTGACTTTTTAAGCCCAATAATAACTAGCCCAGATAGAAGCAATATAAACGATTTAGACCAAGACATATTTAACCGTTATAAAGCAGGTGACCCCGAGGCTATTAGAGCTGTAGACGCACACGCAGACGCTATTAGTATGCTGGCAGAGTCAGAGCTAGCACTAGCAGATGCGCTATTAGAAGAAAGCATACGCGCACTAGATATAGCTACAGCAAGCCTAAGCCCTAGCGTGGCAACTAGCTCTAGAGGCTTTGACCCTGCCGCGTTCCGTATGGCAGATAACATAACTATTAACGTAAACGCAGGGGTAATAGGTAATGAAGATAGCGTAGAGCTAGCAGTTCAAAGGTCTATTTTATCTTTAGAGCGTAAAGGTGACCCGCTGCGTTACACCGGTGGGTTATGACCATACCAGTAATAAACGCTGTAATTAACTTTAGTACTGGCCCTAGCTTTGCTCAAGCTATGATTTTAGGTGAGGGTATATTAGATACAAACATATTAAGTGATAGCGCGGCTGTAATTGTAGATGTATCTAACGTAGTAGATAGCATACAAACTAACAGAGGCCGTAACCCTCAAGCTGACCAATTCCAGACAGGGCAATTAACTTTAAGAATAGTTGACCAGTTAGGGCAGTTCAACCCCCAAAATCCAGCCGGGCCCTACTTTGGACTTTTAGACCCTATGCGTAAAGTGGCTATATCGGCTACTTATAACAGCGTTACTTACCCTATCTTTAGCGGCTTTATTACTAGCTACACTACTACTACCCCTAAAAATGCTAATGATGTGGTTTATACCACGATAACGGCGGTAGATGCGTTTAGACTCGCGCAAAATGCACAGATAGCAACAGTAGCAGGGGCTACCGCCGGTGACCTATCCGGAACACGAATTAACCAGATATTAGACCAGATAGGCTGGCCTAGCTCTATGCGTGACGTAGATGCCGGCTTAACTACGCTACAGACAGACCCCGGCACACCGCGTACCAGCCTTGCAGCTATGCAGACGGTTACCCTAAGTGAGTATGGCGCGCTTTATGTAGATGCCAGCGGCTCATTTGTATTTCAAGATAGACAGGTAACTACAGCTAGCATAGGCGGCACACCTACCGTGTTTAACGATAACGGCACAGATATAGGCTATTTTAACGCCGTATGGCGCTTAGATGATACGTTGGTATTTAACGCGGCCTCTGTGACTAGGGCAGGCGGCACTACGCAGCTAGCGATAGACCAACCAAGCATAGATAAATACTTTACACATAGCTATAACCAACAAAATCTACTAATGCAGACAGACGCGGTAGCCCTAGATTACGCTCAAGCCTATGTAGCAAGCCGTAAAGAAACCTCTATAAGATGTGATGCCATTACACTAGATTTATACACAGATAACTATAATGCCGGCATAATCGCCGCCCTAGACCTAGATTTTTTTGACCCTATAACTATTACTACAAACCAACCGGGCTCA